GTGCTCAAGCCTGAGCATGCTTGCGTTTGTATTGGTACTCCCGGTAAAGATAACGGTGGTGACAATGCTGCAAACGATGTGCAGTTCCAAGGTTCTGTGCAAGGTTCTACTGTATCAACGGCAGGTGGACAAGCATATTCCGCTATTGGTACGTTCGGTGAGTTTGGATTTGATTCAAACGGTGATCTGAACGCATACAAGACGGGTGATGCATCGTCTACTAAGGACGGTACTGTTAACCCAACTGCTGCTGAAACTGTGACTGATGCTAGAATCCGTGCTATGTACGGTGCTAGCCTTGGTGCTACTTTCATTGCTAAGTCTGATGGTACTGCTGATGCAGTAGCTATTGCTGATGCAGTTGAAAATGGCTACAGACTCGAGTACGTTAGTGCTGGTGATATCTCCATCTTTGGTGGTACTGCTGGTTCTGATGGACACGGCGGATAATAATTAAATACTTACGCTCATGGCCCCCTACCGGGGGCTATGGGTTTTTAACAAGGAGGGTCTTATGGGCTTAATGAGTAAACTTGATGCTATTAATGAAATGCTTTTTCATTCTGGTGAACAGATTGTTACCAGTCTCACCGACAGTCAAAATACTGATGTTAACTTAGCACAGTTTATTTTAGACCAGACTTCTTTAGAAACTCAACTTAGAGGTCTTGCTTCTAACAGAAGAGAAATTAAGGTTACTCCTACAAGAACTGGACCTGTTGGTAATAATGCTAAGCCTATCTCAGATGCTAGTAAAGGTAGAGTTTTATTAAGTGATTTTACTGAGGATTTAAAGACTGGATCTTTAGTTTCTGCAGAACTAATGACAACTATTATTTCATCTGATCTTTCTATTAGAACAACTGCTGCTCCTCGTCGTTTTGGTGTAGAGGCAAACGGCAAAGATTACAATATTTTGTATAATGTTACTGATAATACAGATGAATGGGATACCAGTAGAGAACTGCGTGTTACTTTGGTAGAGTTTATTGAGTTTAAAGATTTAGATACGGCTGTACAGAAAGGTATTTCTTCTACTGCATCTAGACAGTATCAAATGTTTGTTCAAGGTGACAGAGATATTGATAGATTATTAGCTGAAAAGTCAGCAATGATGGGAGCTAAGGGTAGAGCATCAGATATGAATGATAAGAGGCGAAATATCTTTGCGTCAGGTGACTCTGCTGTGTTAAATGCAGTTAATAGAAACAGTGCAGTGACTAATGATCCTTCAAGATTTAGATTCTGGAGACATCGACGATGAGTACACACCAACGAATGCCTGTATTAAGTTTGGCTGGCGGTGTTGGTAGACAAGCAGCTAACAAACGACTGCCAACAGAAGCTCAAGACCTAGACAATGTTCTTATTACTACAGAACGGTCAGCAGAAAAAAGACCGGGACTTGAACACATTGCAGGATCAGATCAAGTTTATGTAGATCAAGCTACAGAAACAACAGATACTCCGGCTCCCGGATCCTTGTTGTTTAACTACCTGTCAGATGATACTACAAGGTATGTACCTGAAGAAGAAGATCGTATCTTTTTTAAATGGATCTCTCTTGATCAAGAAAATAGATACCTTATTGGTATTAATTATAGTTTAAGATTGGCAAACTCTTTAAATTTAACTGCTGATGATAAGAGAAAATTCTTAACTGTTTGGAAGCTAAACAAAACATTAAAAAGAATGGAGCTTCAAGACTTTGATTTTGACTCTATTACCTTAGATCATTATAATTATATTGTTAATAGCCAAACAAGTAAGCTGGCAGAAGAAGTTCTTGAGTTTGCTTTGTTTGGTAGTGCTCTTATTCTTTTAAATAAATCTGTAGAAGCAGGCTATAGAGAAAATATGCGTCGTAATATTGACGGTACATATAAAAATACTGTAGTTGACTTAACTAACACAACTAAAAGAATGTATGCTTATGCTGCTGCAGGCGAAGGTTTTGCTGGGTTAGAATATTATGACTCAACTGGCGTTAAATCTACTAAAACTTTAGCTGGTGTGTCCGAGTTTGGTAATGAATTTGGAATACAACCTAGTCAATATGTATTTATTTTGTTTACTACGGCAGGAGTTGAGGTTGCTCGGTATCGTAATACAAAGTTTTTAGAACCTAACAAAACTGTTAACATTCCCGTAGATGATCTTGAGCTTATTAGTGGTACGGCTCCTGTTGTTACTGGTAATAATACTATTGAATACAAATTTAAAGTAGAAAAAAGAGTGCGAGATCTTCAGGGGCAAGCGATTAAATATAGATCTTCATCGTTGCCGGATACAGTAGGTAAGAATCTAGTACCTATTAGTTTAACCACTCGATTAGATGCTCTTAATAATAATCCTATTGATAAACTTTTTGGTACGGAAAAAACTGTACACTTATTAGATAATACAGTTGGTTCTGATCCTGCCGGTAATGTTAAAGATGTATCTGCTGCTGTAACTGGTGATAAATATTATGGCGATAAGTTTTTTATTACTCGTGGATCTGTATTCTACAGTGTAGAACTTAATGAGTATGATACTGCTAAAGAGCCGGGATCTTTACAGCCTTCTAATATTGATGCAGCTGATACATACGAAGTTAATCTTACGGATTTACAGGTTACACAGAAACTGCGACCCTTAAAATCTTTTAAAGCAACTGGTGTAGTAACTGATTCAAATAAAGAAATTACAAATGCTGGTACTGTACTTGATGCAGACGTAGAATTATCAGATACTCCAGTCACTTTAGAAACATTAAAGAATTTAATTGAGGGTGCTGGTGCTGATGCTACACTTAAGATTGATTCTTCTAACAATCGCATTTCTATTGTTGATGATTCAACAGAAAATCTTACGCTTACAGCTACGCATGAAAACTTTGCTGGTATTGTAGGTAATCAAAACTTTATTGACACCCTTGGGTTGACTAACTCTAACTCTAAGTCTATTAAAAGAATTGATAAAGATACAACTTTAAAATCTCTTACTGATTCAGAGGGTGCTCAATTAATTACTGTATCTGCACTAACAGCACCAGACAATCAAGCTGAAGGTATTAACGGTTTTATTCTTTATGAAGAACAAATAGCCAACAATGATGGCATTCAAGAAGATAGAATCCTACATTCTATTTCTAATAATGATTTACAAAGTATTGTTGGAAATTTTGATACTGCAACCTTGTCAAGTTTAGCTAAGATTATTTTTGAAAAAACAAATCAAGAGTATGTTTTATGCTATGCAGATAATTTTAAAGAAGTTGGGTTTACTTATTTTCAAACAACTTCTCAAACAATTGAAGACGGTGCAAGTGACAACAGCAATGGTGTATTAATTATGACTTACAATGGTGGTAGTACTACAGGCAGAACTGCTGTGCTTGTACAGGATAAACTTAATGATACAAGCGTTGTATCTAGTCTTGGTGTAACGTATACTAAGACTGGAGACTTTGCTACTAAGATGGGTTTACGAAATTGCCTTAGAGACTACAAGTTAGTTGTTGAAGATAAGAATTTTAATGTGGCAACTCAGACAGATCTTGGTCAATCTATTGTGTCTTTTCAAAATATCCCAGTTCCTCCTGAAGAAGGAGATACTACTAAGGTAAATAGTGCTCATCATACCTTGTTCTCTTTAGCTGAGGGTAGTAAGATTGTAACTGGAGTGCAAAAGGTTACAAACGCTACAGTTGGGCAAAAAGGTAAGGGAAAGGTTTATGAATGTCGAGAAAGATTCTTTGATTTTGTACCCGGATTCTACAGAGCAGTAAATGAACCCGGAGAAGGCTCGCCTTATTATGAACCAGTACGATCAGAAGATGAGTTTTCTGTGCTTGATGAGCGTACTTGGCCCATTGTCCTTGACTTTGATGGTACTACAAACAAATGGAAACTAGTCACACCCAGCTGGTTGCCTAGGATTTCTGGCAGCAAACAAACTAATCCCGGTCCAAGTCCTCTTATTGGCAATACGTCATTAGAGAGACAGCGAAAGCCTATTAACGCTCTGACGGTATGGAGAAATAGATTGTGGTTTGCTATTGATGACACAGTATTTTGCTCTGAGTTTGGTAATTTCTTTAATGTATTCTTAACAGATCCAAATACTATCGTAGATACAGACGTTATTGATATTAGATCTTCGGTTGATAAGATTTCTTCTATCAACAACATGATTGGATTCTATGATTTCCTGTTTATTAATACAGATAATGATATTCAGTTTGAACTTCAGGGTTCTGAGAACCAAGTAACTCCGTTTACTGCGGAGCTTTCTCCCACTACGTTCTATTCTACTGATCCATTCTCTAGACCACAATTGTTGGGATCTCAGATCTACTTCTTTGCTCCTGAGAAAATCTATTTATACTACTCTACTGCTAATCAATCATCTATTACGCAGGCTGTAGAAACTTCAGCCCATGCTGAAGGCTATCTACCTGCTAGCTTTGGAGATATTACCACGGCTCCAACACAAGATATGATTGCTATGATTGATAAGAATGATCGTAACAATATTTATTTCTATACTAATAGATTCTCTGGTGACAAAGTGATGCAAAATTCACTTCATAGGTATATCTTTAGTGAGTCTTTTAAGGCGTGGGCATTAGAATCCTTTGATAACTATCTGTATATTGTAAATACGCAACCGTTTAAAAAAACTACAGGTAGTAAACCTAACCACTATTTTGTATCTCGTACATTTTTAGAAGCAGAGAACAGTTCTGTTCCGCGTTTGGATAATTTAATTCAAATGCAAATTCGTACTGACAATCCTGTTACGGGTACTGTTGACGAATCCAATACATCTTACGATTCTGCTACAAATAAAACCACTATTATTCTTCCGTTTGCAGATGAAGAGATTGATACTGTGGTTCCTGTCAATACTTGGTCTACTGCTGGTCAAGCTATTGAGGCTGTAAATAATACAGAGAATGGTAAAAGAACTAGAATTGTTTTAGAAGGTGATTACAGTGATTTTGCTGCTACAGAAAATCAAGGTTTAATTATTGATGCTAATATTACAACAGAAGATAATCAAAGATTCTTACAAGAAACTGTCTTTGAAGAAGAAGACCAAGGATTCTTATACAATCCGCCAGAAGATGGCGTATCTAGTAGTATGTACTTTGGTAAAAAGTTTGATATGAATATTGAATTGTCTCCTCAACTTGTACGAGATAGAGAACAGAATGTTATTGATGGTGTTCTTAACTTAAGAAGCATCTCAACTAGATATGATAACTCTGGTGAGTATGATATTGTTGTTCAAAAACGAGGAGAAGAAACGGCTCGCAGTGTAACTACTAAGCGAGATCCGTTCTACAAAGAGGGATTGTATGGTCAAACTAAGTTAGATCAAATTATTCCTGTTACAAATGAAGGTGAGTTCTTAGCCAAAGTGTTTGGCGACTCAGAATCTACACGGGTATTTATTAAGAGCAACAGCTTTACCCCGTGTAACATTACACATATTGAGTTTAAGGGTATCTTTAAACAAACCTATAGGTCCACACAAAACTAAGGAGTTAATATGGCTAGTAGAGTACAGAAAAGACGCGGTACAAAGGCAGAACATGAAGCCTTTACCACTGGAGCGGCAGGAGAACTGACCGTAGAAGTCCCCAGCACAAGAGCTTCAGCAGGAGCTTCGATTGCCCCCAGTGCAATTCACGTTCATCACGGTGATGGTGCAACAGGCGATAGATTTTCTAGTGACTTAGAGCTTACCAGACAAACTCCTTTGTGGATTGACGAGCAAGCATTCTTGGCTAAGATTACTGGGTGGGTAGCTATTAATGATGATGGCAGCTCAACCAGCGAGACTGCTATTGGTACAGTAAGTCCAGATGCTGTTCCTAACAAATGGTATTATAAGTGGGAAGAAATTTCTCTTGGAAATTTAGCAACTACAGGTGTGGCTCAGGTTGCTAGAATCCAAGTAAATGGTGCGGCTGCTGTGGTTTCAGAAGGTTCTAATGATACCATTGCTCTTACAATTGTAGACTCTACAAATACTTATCAAAGTATTAGTGCTGTAAATGTAGACAATGGACACAATGCAAACACTACAGCTACTGCTCTTAAAAATGCTATTGCTGCTATCTCTGGCCCAGCTGCAGATTATACTTTGGGTTCTGTTACAGATGATGGAGCTAACTCATATTTTGATGTTACTTGTAATACCAAGGGATTTAGAAAGCATCCTGTTGTTACTGTAGGTTCAGGTATTGGTACTCAAACTGTAACGGTAACTATCACAACCGAAGGTGATGAGTTTGTTCCTTTGTCTTATGGCAATGCTAATGGTAATGATTTAAAACGCAGATCAAATCCTGCTGGAGACAGTGATCATACGTTTATGGCAGTTAATCTTTGTGAATTAAGAAACACCAAAGACTATCTGGGACCCGGACTTAGGATTGTAGCTCAATCTGCCAACAGCGGAACGGGCTCATATCCTGATAACTACAGAGTTATGCCCATTGGTGGTTCAAATACTTACAGCACTAGTACTGGATTGCCTGCTGTTACAGGTACGGGTACCGTACAGGTAGAACAGATTGTAGAAATTAGAGAAAGACGGAAACTTAAGATTGCTTCTACAGTTGGTGCTACCGATAGTAACACAACTATCTTTGGTTCTAGTAGTATTTATAATAATGTAGATAAATTTTATTACTTTAATCTTCCAAACGTTGTGATGGGTCCCTGCTAATGAGTGCCTTTAACGAGTTTGACTGCTGCCCGTCATATTACGCAGCACGGAGATGCGATCAAAGTTGTTTTAATAGTAATGAAGTTGTTTACATTTCCAAAACTACAGTAGATACGCACTCAGCTAGCAATACAAAATTATTTCTAAGAACTGACTCAGCTCAAGGCGAGCAGTTTGATGATGAAGATTCACGCAATTTGTGTTGGCTTATTGATATTACTGTAGAATACACTGGTTTAAAAGATGGATCTATTATTGTACCAAATGCTGTATCAGGTGATTTCTTTTCAGGCACTTCTATTAACGGTGCTGAAGATGGTATTATGTTGGAAGACGCAAACAATGATGATGAGTTGTGGTATGTACTTTGTCTGTGTTACCAAAACGATTACAATTTAATTCTTAATGACGGCGGTGCTACTGATTTAGTAGACAGCGATGCTAAGAGAGATCACTTTAGAAATAAATTTAATGGACAGAATAACGATAGGACGGATGGTTGTAATGTCCAACGATTTGTTGCGGTAAATATTAGAGATACTACTATTGATGGCGGTACTAATCATCAAAACAATAAAACGGATGGAACTCCGGGTAATAGTAATCCACTTACTATTGGATCTTTTGTAGCTGTTTCAGGAGATTTAAAAAATTCTAGTGGTGCTCTGCAAAGAATTGAAACTCACAATACCCTAGAAGCTACAGGTGCCACTCAAGGTTCAAGTTTAACTGATATGGTAGCTAAGGTTATTGACGGGCCTAAGCAAAACATTCCGGGTGTTGCTTATCCTAATGGCAAAGTTTGGGGTGGTAGAAACATTGATGCTTACATTCCAGCAAGTGGTGTAATTAAAACTTCAGCAGGCTCAGGTAATGAGCAGCATTTTGACGGTTGCACAACCTGTATGCAAGCAAGTATGGGTTTTATTGATGGTGCTGATAAATCGTCATTAGATTTTTCAAACATCTTTGCTGATACTGATAGCAGCTATGCGGAGGATGCTTTAGGTAACTGTCCTAGTGTTTGGCCCTGTCGTGTAACCTTTGATAGAGTTTATGAGATTGATTGTGGTAAGGCACAGAATAAAAATAACTCCCTCCATCCTGCATTTTCTGGAGAGAAGGCAGATACAATCCGCCCCTTAAACTATGATAACGAAATTAATAGGACAAAACCAATATACGAATCTGATGGTATTACTATTAATCCAGATCGTACATGTGAAAATCTTTTATGTGATTGCGTAGGGGCAGATCCTGACGGCGACGGTGGTGGCGGTGGTCTGCTGCCGCGAGGGCTAGACGGCGGCGGCGGAGGTGGTGGAGGTGGCGGTGATAGTTTTGATTATTCTGCCGCTAAAGTTTCGCAAAGATCTTTTAATAGATTTACTACTCCAAGTACTACACAAACAAGAATGACTCACTCAGTAATGGAACAACAACTAGGATATATTAAACCTAAAAATGCTGATGGTACTTCTACAGATCCTACGTTTGACAATTTAGATTACCATAATGTATACCCTATTAGCACACTTTCAGTTAGTGCTGAGTATACTCGTGGATATCAGGATGGAACTGGAACAACTAACTTTGGTACTTCATCTTGTTCTAAGTTTCAAAATGGAAAATATCCCGGTGGATCTATGTCTTATGATTATGTTTTAAATAGCGTAACTGTAACGGCTACATATACAGATGGGTCTAATCCAAGTCCTTGGGCTCCTATTTGTTACTTAGATTTACCCGCAACAGAAAAAAGAAATTTGCCTATTGTTCATGCCGAGTGTGCTAATTATAATCTTGGAGTAGAGCAATGTACACCTCAGCCAGAAATTTGTTCTGACGCGACTAAATTATTTTCATCCGAAGAAAATAGAGATCCTACTACATTAGAAGGCAGAAGACCTTTAGTAGCTAGAGATGCTGGTGCTTATAATACTGATCCTGAGAAATATACATATACAGACGGTGCCGGAGACACTCAAACATCTACAACTAGAATGGATCCATCAAATGCTGGTGCTCCATTAGAAAACGGAGATGATATTGATAATATTGTTGTAGGTAGAATTTATGCAAGTAGAGGCGGCAGAGTTATGCCTTGGATGCGTGGGGTTTATAACTACTGTAGTCATGGTGGTATAGTTGTAGATACTACTAAATTAAGTGGTACTGCAAGAAGTGAAGTTTTATTTGCAGCTGATAATGTTAATCCTATTGATTGGGATGAGATTTACGAGTTTGCTCCTATGGTTCAACTTAGCCAAGGTTTTAATGTTAATGGCTTCTTGCCTAAATACCGACAAACTAGTATTCGAGACTTTCCATATTTTGGTAGACAAGATAGTGCTGCTTACCCGGGATCTACTTCAGAAGCTAGTCAAGATCAGGGCGGTACTGAATATCGAGTTTATCCTTCTAAAATTAATCAAAGTAAAATTACAACCACAACTAAGAATACAAATGGTTTATCCCTAAAAGGTATTGCTCATTTCTTTGATAACGTGTGTATGGGTCTGAGTATTTTTGGTTTGGGAAGTGAACAGCAAAGATATCCTAATTATTCTGGGGATGATGGAAATGGTGTTGTTCCTGAAAACGAACAGTGGGGTAATACTAAACACGATTTACAAGGAGCAGAAAGTACTGAAGATCCTTGGCCTTGTGAGACAATTTCATTTCCATGTGGAGATGGTTGTGGTGCAGAGGGTATAGAAGGAAGTGGTGGAGTTCAAGATTCACTAAGTAGAAGCTGGGCTGATAATGGTCCATTTGCAAACCCTGTTCGTAGATATAATGGCACTACTACAGAAACGGCAGGTAATGTTATTAACGTAGATTTTGATGAACCATTGACTTCTCGATATAGAGGCAATGGTAGATTATTTAATTCACCTGCGGGTCTTAGTGGCGATTCACAAGAAAGTGTATTGGTTGATTCTGAATGGACTAGCACTATTGTAGAAGCTGCAGACCCGTGGTGTCGAGGATGTGTTGGTTGTATGCGTACTTACAACCCATCTAATACTAATGACAATTATGGTTTACTTGGAGATCCCTTGGATGATCCAAGGCAAGTAGACGGATATCAAGGATTTTAATATGGCAAAAGCAATTGGTACAATTAGTTTTTTAGATGAGGGCAAAATGCAAGCAGTACAAATTACTGTTGAGGATAACTATAGTTTAACTGTTAACTGGCTAGATCCAGCAGAGCTTGAGAAAAAACCTGAAGAACCTAAACCAACTTTAGGCGATAAGGTTGAGAAGGCTATTGACTGGGCTACTGGCGGTAAACTTAAAAAGTGTGGCGGCTGTGAACGTCGCAAAGCATTACTTAATAAACTGTCAGGAGAAAACAATGAAGGATAAATTACAAAGGCTACAAGAAATGCTTATTGATGCATTGATCTTAGATTTAGATGATCCTACAATCCGTGGACCCGGGTTGTATGGTGTGATTCGTGGTGTTCTTAATGACCATAAAGAATCATTAGAGCTTTTACCACAACAAGCTATTGAAGATTTAGAGTCGGCTATGTCAAAAGCAGCTCCATTTAAAATGAGTGGTAGCTAAAATGAATGAGTTAATTTTTATCGAACTTATTGTTGGGGCTGGTATTGTAAATTTTTTATGGCAGATTCAAAAAGAGTTGGGTAAGATTAACTTAAACTTACAAAACTTACATCACATTGTAGAGGACCACGAAGATCGCTTACGCAGGATTGAAGGCGAGCTCTAATGGAAGTACCACAAGAAATGAAGGATGATTTTAGGAATCACCTTTGGGCTTGTTTTAAATACTTGGGTTTAGGAGAACCAACTCCTGTTCAATACGAAATGGCAGATGCCTTGCAAAAGGGACCAAAGGATATGCAGCTTCAGGCAGGGCGAGGTTTTGGTAAATCTGTTATTACTTCTTGCTTAGCCTCGTGGTTTCTATTACGAGATCCTAATACTACAATTATGGTTGTATCAGCTACAGGTAACAAGGCTGTAGAGTTTATTAGTATGACTCGAAGGATTTTAGATCTTGTTCCGTACTGTGAACATCTTCGTCCGGGGGATCACACTACGGATAATGCTTTTGGTTTTAACGTAGAAGCTAGAACTCGTATTGGTCAAGATAAATCTTGCTATGCCAAGGGCATCACTGCCCAGATCACTGGTTCTCACGCAGAGTATCTAATCTTCGATGACGTAGAGATTGAAGGTAACTGTGAGACAGCCGTAACAAGACAGAAGCTGTTAAACAAATGTCTTGAAGCAGAACAAATTAGAAATGTAGGAGGGCGTGTGATCTTCCTTGGGACTCCGCAAATTAAAGATAGTATTTATAATCAATTAAAAGAAGGATATCCCGTGGTTAAGTTTCCTGCTGTGATGCCTGATCTCTCTGTACCTTCTGAGGCAGAGGATGTATCAGATTGGATTATGGCTCTTGATATAGAGCCGGGAATGCCCACACAGCCGGAGCGTTTCAGTATGGAGGTTCTGATGGAGCGTAAGGCTAAAGTTGGCCCTACGCTCTTCAGCCTCCACTACAAGCTAGATACTAGCCTTGCCGATAAAGACAAGTATCCGCTCAAGCTGAGCGATCTGATCGTAATGGATGTCAGCCCAGATTTAGCCCCAGAGAAGATTGTGTGGGCTTCTAGCACGGCTAACAGGCGAGTCCCGTCCTTTGGCATGTCGGGTGACTGTATCTATGAGCCTATGTGGATCTCAGATGTGTTTACTGAGTACCAAGATAGGGTCATGTTTATTGACCCCTCAGGTCGTGGGGCTGATGAAACAGGTATTTGTGTTGCCAGCTTTAGTAATGGCTACGTCTTTGTTCATGAATTGTTGGGCTTAGAGGGAGGATATGACAAATCTGTACTCCTCCGTATTTCTAAACTAGCCTACCAATATGATGTAGGTCATATTAGGGTGGAGGCTAACTATGGTGATGCTATGTTTAATTCTCTTCTTCGGCCTGTTATTGCCGAAAGCTGTGGGCAAGTGGCAATCGACGAATACAAAGTAACTGGTCAGAAGGAAAGAAGAATCCTAGCAGCACTAGAGCCAATCATGTCTCAGCATAGATTGGTATTTGATAGTAAGCCTGCTAGAGATGAAACTAATCAAAGACAGATTACTAGATTAACGGATCGTAGAGGTAGTTTAACTCATGATGATAGAGTTGATGTTTTATCAGCTGCTTGTAACTATTGGGAAGATAGACTCCACCTCAACGTAGATGGTATTATACAGAAGAGAAGAGCAAAAGAATACCAAGAAACTGTAGATTCATGGAAATCTAACAGAAGAGTTGAAGCTATGTTTGGAGAACGGCTGTCTGGTGCATTAAGATATAATGACGTAAACTATGTACAGCCCAAGTCTAGAAGAATTACTAATTCAGGTAAGACCCGCTGGGGAAGGAGGATTGATTAATGGAACCAATGACTATGATGATGATTGGCAATGCTGTACTGGGCGGTGTTCAATCTTTAATGGGTGGGGGTGCTCAAGCTGCTCAAGCAATGGCTAAGCATCAAGAGTTTTACCATAATGAATTTGCAAGAACACTGCAAGTAGATGCTAAAAATTCTCAAATTAATAGAGCTAATAATAATAGATTAGTTTCTAATAGAGAGACGGCTAAATCTTTGGGTAGTCAAATGGGTGCTACTCAATATGTTGCAGATAGAAACTTTAGAGAAAGCATGGAAAATATGTCCATGCAAAATGCTAAAATTAATTCTGCTCAAAAAACTGTTATGGGTTCTAAAAATCTTTCCGTAACTTCTGGAACTGCTAAAGCTATTCAGAGAATGTCAGCTAATAATTTTAAAGATGCAATTGCAAACGGTGTTGCTCAAAAAAGATATTCTGATAGAACTTTACAAACACAAACTCTAGCTAAATTAAAAAGTTTAGATGGATACATGAGTGAGAATGCACAGTTTATTCCGGGTATTAATAATGCGCCCGATCCCAATCAAATTATTGATAGTGCTAATATGTCTGCTATGTTACAATTCGGCACTGCTGCTATGGCAGGTTTAGCAGGTGAGGGTGTATTTGATAAACCTGCACCTGACTAAACCCTGAAGTAAATTATAAGGAGCTATAAATGCCACAACCAGATAAGAAACGAAGTTCTTCGCGACAACGCTATGCCTCGGATAAAAATGTTCCAATCTTTGGACAGCAACAGCAGCAGGCTCAGCAATTACAAGCACCTGAATTGTTTATTGAAACTCCTATTCAAGGTGGCGGTGCAGCTCCAGTAACATACTCGTTTGGCAACTTAGCTCCTCGTTCTCCTGATCAAGATAAGTTTCAGGGTTTACAAGAAATTGTTAGCGGTGCTCAAAAATCTGTAGATTTCTTTAGCAGGTTTATGAATCAACTAGATAAAGATAATCAAAAGGAATTACAAAAACATTGGAACGATGCGGGAGCACAAAGAACTATTACAGAGTTAGACGATGATGGAAATAGTGTTAAGTTTGTTTTAGATACTGCTGATGCAGAAACAATTGAATCTTATCAAACAATTAATCAAACTAGATTAGATGCCGGTATGGCTCCTATGTACAATATTCAAGAAGAAACTCCTCAACAAAGGGTTGCTCGTTTTAGAAAAAGTTCTGAAACAATTAAAGGTAGAGGTTTTAATTTTGGTCTTCAAAGAGATTCTATTATTACAGAATTTGCTCCTGAAGTAGAAAGAGACTTTGCTCAGAAAGTTAGTAATCGAGCAGAATTAATTGTTAAATCTAACGAGCTTACAGCTTCTCAAAAAATTAAACAATTAACTACGTTAAAAGCAGGAGCCCCGCAAGATGTTGCTGCAAATATTAGTGTTTTACTAAGTGGTATTGAAAGTCAAGTTCAAAAAGATGCTAATACAGCTAGAGTTTCTGAACAAAGTGCAACTTTAGTTCAGGGAATTAAATCTTTAATTGGTGAATATGAAAGAACGCAAAGTGATGAAGTAGCTAATCAACTATTAGATCCCAATGCTCCTTGGTCAGATGCTCAATTATTTGAAACCTTTGATATTACTGATGATTTACAGGGTGTTATTGGGGAGTTTAGGCACATGACTTCTAAGCAGCAATCAAAAGTTTTGTCAGATTTAGATGAGTTTACTAAAGCTAACTTTGGTGCAATCATGGATATTAGAACAAGTCGAGATGCTTTGCTTGAAAACTTTAGAGTTTCTCAAACAGATAATATTTACACTACAGCATTTCAACAAGCAAATGCTGCAGCTCAAAGTTCAACTGATTTACAAACCTTAGCTGCTAGAACTAGTTCAGTTATGAGACTAGCTAATCAAAGTTCTAAAACTTCTAGTTTACCTTTAGCTGCTGTAATTGCAGATGCAACTAAATTATCTACTGGAGAAACTATTGACAATAAAATCAATCCAGAGATTTTAGAAGAAGCTAGGAAAGATCCACTTAATCCTGTTCAGTTTATTTCAGATCCTGATGAATATGTTGATAACGTTATTGATATTGTTGCTTCTAATATTGTTGATGCGTACACTGTTTTTGATGGAAGAGTTAAACTTTCACCTGAGGATAAAGAACAAATGATGGCGGAAGTTAGAACAGGTGTTAGAGCGTCTATGGAAAAAGGATTAAGATCACATTTTGCAGCTGTTTCTGCTCCACCAGAAGTTGTTATAAATGTTCAAAAAAATACACCTACAATTCAAATTGCCGAAGGCGGAACAACAACTATATTTAGTAAAGCGGGTTTAAATGTAACTGCTATTAAAAATGGTGGCTTGGGAGAACTTAAACCTGTACTTGAAAGCAAAGGCTTTGGTGAATTTGTAGAAGAAGATGATACAAGTATGTTAGATATTTTTACCAATATTTTTGACAGTGCTATGGCAAAAAATTTTACAGATATTGATGATGAAAACGAAGCTTTAATGTTTATGAGGGGACAACTTACTAAACTTGCTGGTGCTGAAAATGCTGAAACAGCTATTAATGAAGGTCTGAAATTTGTTCAACAAAACTATAGAATGAAAATGCGAGCAACAGATAGCTATAGTAAGGAAAATGATGAGCTTGCTAGAGCAGCAGAAAGACATGTTGCTGATATGGCAAAGGTAACTCCTGCTACCATTGCAAAAGGGATGCAAAATAGCGAAACTGATGATGTTTCCTTGGGTATAGCTAGATTTGTTATGTCAAATTCTGATGATGACGCAGCAGGCAAAAGCCTTATACCAACTAGAAGAGATGAGTCTGGTGCTACAACTAGAGAGCAATATTTTTCTGTTGATACGCCTACTATTACCATAGGCGATTCACGGGTAAATCCAGATGATCATGAATCAAGACCGGGAGAGCGTATGCTTGCAGGAGATATGCTGTATCTATCCAGTTTTTATGAGGATGGGCAAAGAATTTTAGCAGGCATTGATAACAGGGCTGAAGGTGAACCTATTGATTTAACCGAACTACAAGAATTTGCTGAAAGATCTGGTTTGCCGGGGGGTTCGGATTTAGGTAGCTTTAGATTTTTTATGGGCGATATAGCAAAAGCGCAATCCGCCGTTCGAGATGGTATAATTCTGTCCGACGTTGAACGGGGAAGATATGAAGTTTTTGGAAAAACAGGAGATCCGCGATTAACTGACGAGGACTACGTTACTGTTGTAAGAGGATTAAATAATTTACAAGAATTGCATGAAAGATCTGGTCAATTAAGTGCTGAAGAATTGGGTGTATTTAAAACTCAAAAAGAATATTTACAATGGCTTTTAAATCCAAGCAGAGAGTTAAATTTAGAATCTCTTGGTTATCATGCTGGAACTAACCCTTATATTTTAAAACATTTAACTCATACTATGGCTGAATTAGCTGAAAGCGTTTTTGGAACGCCTGATTTAAACGTACCACCTGTATTAACAGAAGATTATGCTCAATTAGAAAGAGCATTAAATGACGCAAAAGCAAAAGGTGATGTACCTAGAATACAAATGTTAGAACCTTTAGTAGAACAAGATGGTGTTGTTACCAGTACTCCAGCTGATCGCAAAGGGGCAGCTAGAGTTTTGTTTAGTACTTGGTCTAGGCTTTTAAGTGGTGTAAAAAACTATGATGAATTTATGAATTTAGATCCTGAGGCTAAAACAAGATTGCTTGGAGTAGCTGATGCAATGATTTCAAATCTATATGTTGCTGGAAATCCCGGGCAAATTCCAGAATTTGATACTAGCGGAAACGTACTGCCCCAGACAGGATTTGTATTAAAGCCTTTAATGCTTGAGGTTGTAAGATCTGATTTACAATTACAAGGTATTACAGAGCCCTCTTTACAAGAAATCTATACTAGATTTAGTGAGTTAGTACATGGTGGAGATTTAGTTGATGCTACAGTATCTTATCATGGTAAGATTATGGGGGCAGATTCACCCGGAGAAATTAGAGCTACCTTTGCTTTGCCTGCTTTGTTGTTACAGTTTGATGCTAAACGAAAAGGTTCAGGTGTTTTAAAACAACGTATTCTTGCAGGAATGGTAGTTGCAGGTAACGATACAGGTACATTCACAATTGGCGATGAAGACAGTTATTCAGCTCCCTTTATGCAAAATGATTTGTTTGCTCCTATTTTCTTAGATGGTGAGGGTCAAGTAGTAGATGTTAGTCCCGGGGCTCAGGGAACTAGAGTTGATGTAGCTACAGTACAGCGTGTTCAACTTCCCGGTTTTCCTGCAGAAACATTTATAAGTGGAGATGATTATAGAAAAATTTTAGTTTATAGTTTAGCAGAAAGTACTGCTCGACTTGGAGGTGTAACAACTTTTGATTCAGATGCTGGTGCAGATACATTTACTACTCCCAATATGGCAGCATTGTACGGAATAAAAAATCCTACTATTGATAATCTGCATATAATGACTTCTGAACAAAGAAGAAGATTACAAGCGGGTGAAAATTTTAAATCTACGCGAATTGATGCACAGGGTGGAATTACTAAAGAGTTTGCTATTATCTTAGATGCTACAGCAAAAAAAATAAATGATTTAAATGCAGCATCAGCAGGATCTGGTTTTGAATGGGCAAGAACAACTTATGGTAGCATGGCTCAATTAAGCTCTACAAATTATACCACAAATCCTCTTACTGGTAAAGTTGAAGGTATTCAAGATCGCGGAAGAACCAGAGGGGCTGATGCTCTTATTTCTGTTATGCGTATGCCTGAAGGAAGTAATCCTAATGATGTTTGGGCTATTGTAAATTTACTTCCCAATTATAATACAGCTCCGGGTTCTTTTGGTGGATCATTAAATGATAGTATTAGTAATGCGGGAGCTGTTACTCATCAGTATACTAGACAAATTAGTAAGTCAAGTGAAACACAAGTAGATGGTCAACCAGTTTCAACTTCTAACGTTTTTGTTAGAACTCGAGATGGAGTGTCACCGGGATCGGCATCCATGACTTTAAACAATCCAGATCCTTGGGTAGCATCTACAACAACCTATCCTCGTTTTTCAGGAGAATTTAGAGATGAAGATAGAATGTCTATTTCTGAGTTTGGTAATTTATCTAGACCAATTCCCTCTGATTTTAGAGATGGTAAATTAAAAGATGGTGCTGATGGATATAACTTTGATGAATTACCTAAGGCAGCTAGAGCACAGCGTCTTAGTAATTATTCTAGGGGTGTATCTGAATCTTGGATTAGAGCTATTGATGGATCTGATGCTCTTACTACAGGCAATCCTTTACTTAGAGCAGTATCTGAAGTTGTCTATGATGCAACTAGTTCTATTTCTCAAGACCAATTTACTGGCAATGAAACAGGACTTTCAATTTTAGATTTACAGTTATTTTCTGCGTATGCAATTTTAGATTCTAAGGATCAGATTTTAGAAAGACTAACTGAATCAGGACCAAAGCCCGGAATTGGAATAAGCGGTACTGAGATTAAAACAAGACGTAGAGAACAAGCTGAGCAATTCTTTATTGGGTTAGCATCTAGACTTGAAGCGTTTGAAGCAAACTTAGTTAGTCAAGAACAATTTGAAAGACCAAGTTTTACAATTTCGGATGATGGTAAAGTTGGAAGTAAGTTAGGATATCTTAGACCTGAAGGTAGAGCAAAGGTTCAAAGAAAATATCCATTAGGACAATCTATGAATATAAGTACTGTACACAACGGACAAATGGCTCAATGGAATAGTTTGTCTAGTAGTCATATTGATCCTTTAGGTGGTTACTATGGTATGGAACTTTTTACGTCTGATGGAGAAACAGGTGTTGTTATTCCCCTGTACTTAAGATCATTTCAAGTGCCTAATGCGGCAGACTTCCAAAGGAGTGCTCAATGAGTACAGAACAAAAAACAGAACGGGCATATCTAGATCGCAGATCTCATATAGCTCGATATGGAGATTTTTATAATCCAGATAGTTTGCCAGAAGAGTTTAGTGTTACAAATAATCAAATATCTGCTGAAGAAGATAATCTTTTAATGGGAGGAATTCATCCTGAGCATGCACATTTTTATGAACCTGCACCTAAGCCATTGTATGCAACTCTTTTAGAGTCATTAAGTTTTAGTGGAGGTGAAGATACTACTGGCGCATCAATGAGTGGCGCAGACGTAAGACAAAAAACAAAGGAATTTACATATCGTTTAACTGATGAAGGACAGCAGTTCCTTGTTGATGCTAGAGCTAAACAAGAAGTCCCTCCTGAAGAATTTAGTGTAGGAGATAATCCTTACCCCTTTAAAGCGGATCATTTCCATGATAGAGATATAAGACAAGAACAAGAAAATTTTAGAAATGAAGTAGTAGATATCCATGGCAGCTTTCAAGATGCTTTTAAACGTGCTGAAGAAATACAAACAAACTTTGAAGAGTTAAAAGAAGAATCATTTAGAAGATTAAATGGTCTGGGTGAAAATGAAGCAGGACTGTTTGTGGCTAGAGGTTTATTAACTGATGCTCAAAAACAAGAGTTGTCAAAAGGTAAACTTATGTGGGATGCTGAAGCAAGAGATTTTAGATTTATTCCTGAAGATGAGGCAGCTTCATGGGGAAATATGTGGGATGCATCATGGTTACAATCTTCTGGCGGTACTGTTAGTGAATTGTTATTTGCTAATATTGCATTCCAAGGAAATTTTAAACAGTACATTGAAATGTTTGAAGAAGAACTAAGCGATGAATTCTATAGTGCTGTGGGATATAAGCCTGAAGAAAAAAATGAATTAGCTCCAAGTTTAAAAGACATTACTCCAGAGATGGCTAATGATTTTAGTATGGGGTATACATTAACCTTTGATAATTATTTTGCTCATCAAGATCTTCCTAGTGATGAAGTTATGCGAATTAAACCTCCAGAAGGTTGGACAGCAGAAGGTCAATTACAAGCGTTAAAAAAACATGGTCCTAAAGTTTATTCTATGTATGCACGTTATCTTGGTGAAGAACAATTAAAAGAAGTAACTGCTTTAGCGGTAAACCCCCACCACTGGTTCTTTATTGCTAACCATACGCTCGGCAATGCTCAAGCTGCAGATGTTATGAGAGCCTTTAATGAAAAAAGAAATATGTTTGAAAGAGCTACTGCATGGACAGGTAGGCTTCTTAGAGATTCTGTTCTTGCCTCCCCTGATGCAGGTGTTGATTTAGTTTATGCTGCGGGTACGCTTGGTACTGGTGTTGCAACAAATGGTTTGCATCGAATTGTTGCAGGAACTTCTAGAACTGTTGGTAGAAGAACTATTGGTAGTGTTAGAAGAAAGGTTGCATCAGGACAACGGTTAACTCTTTTAGAAAAATTTGGTAGAAAAAATTTTAGAAACTGGGCATTAGATGCAAGACAAACAACTCTTAATGTATTTGATAATGCTGGAATGTTTTTACCCTTTAGATGGGATGAGGCTATTACTCAAGCAGCATTAACAGGAAAACATAAAGTGGGTAGGCTGTTAGCTAAAAGAGCTTCTGATAGTGCTCCAAAAGCTTTTATTAGAGGAACTGGTAGAATTGCAGCCACAGAATATCTAGCTTCTTTTATTGAAGAAGGTGGTGCTGGTATATTAAATCTTAATAAAACCAATCAGTATTTACCCTATCAGGCTGAACTGCATCGTCAACGAGGCGGCAGTCAAGTAGGTCAGTATGTAGAATCTTTCTTTACGGAAGGCTTCTATGGTGGTTTTATGGGATTAGGTTTAAATAAATTTATGAAGGGTGTTAACTTTTTAGCAAAGGGTACAGTAGTTGGTACTGGTAAACTTGGAGCTTGGGCAGATAGAAAAGTACTAGGCGGTGGCATAGCAGACAGTAGTGCTGTTGAGGGACTTACAGGTGTGCTTCAAAAAACCTTTACTAGAATACATTTAAATTCTTTTGGCGGCAGAAATAAAGCTTATAAGATTGACAAGTTTAAATTAGCTATGCAATCAGCCTTAGGTGATATTGATACAGCTATTACAGTTCGAGTTCAAAGAGAAGATGGCACTACTGAGCTTGTTACAGTAGATGCCAGTAACGTTGATCAAATGGAAAATCATCCTTTAATGCAAATGATCTCAAGTATTTTAATGGCTGATCGCGGCGTGGATGAGGGATTAAATAGACTGGAAGATGTTACTTTAGAAAGCGAAGATGGTACAATTGAGTTTCAACAGATGCCAGCTTGGGTTCGTATTATAAATGAAGCTGTTAATTATTCTAAAACAAGAGCAGAAGAAAATGAAGGGAAACCTCCTACACTAGAAGAAGTAGGTATGGAAATTATTGAACGATTAGTAAATAATGTGTCCCCCTCTGCAAGGGCTAGAATTTCAGCTAATGCTTTAAAGAATACTGCAGTAACTACTTTTGTTTTAGAAACACAAGCTTTAGCTATGGTAGAACGTGGAGAGGCAGATAGTGTTGAGGCGGCTAGAAAGATATTACAAGATAATCCCGAGATGATTATTTCTGCTCTAGCTGAACAAAGCGATACTTTCCAACAAGAAGTTATAGAAGTCATGAAAGAACGAGATCAGGGAGATGGTTCTGTTTTTGATGGCGATCCAGAAAAACCTCAATCATTAAAATTAAAAAATACTCCAGAAGCAAAAGCAGCTGTGGCTGAGGCATTAAATGATCCAGATGTTAGACTACAAGCTGCTCAAAGATTGTTGGGAAAAGCTGGTGAAAGAGTAACAAGAGATCAACTAATTACAGGCATGATTAACGAACACTTTGGTGCGGTAGCTAATATGGTAGGCAATAAAGAATATGAGTTAACAGAAACAGATCTTGATCTTGCTGTCGATATCTTTGCTTATTTTGATAGCGAAGTTACAAAAGATAAGCTAAGCGGCGGTTTTGATTTTCTGCTAGAAATGCCAGTTGGAGATCAGGCTATTGCTCTTAAATTTAAATCAATAATAGAAGCTTCAACTGAAACAGACGTTGAATCTGAGGCAACCCCATATAGTATTAATATTAAATTAACTGAAAAGAATATTGGCAAAATTCAAGAGGTATTTAACCTAATCTCGGGTAAAGAGGTAGTGATCGGTGAAACAGATATTGAAAGTGCTGAGCAGCAAAAACAAGACAATGTATCACCAGAAGCTGAAAGTGCTGCTGCAGAAACACCTCATGGCAACCCATTAAGTGAGGATCAAGTAGGTGAATTCATTGATGATAATGAAGATTTGTTAGACGGGCTAGATGCCTGCAAAGGAGAATGATTAATGCGTAAATGTAATCTAAAAACTATTAACAATGTCAGAGCAGAAATTGCAAAAAGGTTATCTGTTAAAAAGGGTAGCCCAGCAACTGATGCCGAAGTTAATCAGATTTTAGAAGGGCTAATGGAGTCAGGAAAACTTCGAATGGAGACTCCTTCAGAAGCTTTAGGTGATGCATTTAATAATTTTCTTAATGATGAAATTTTTACTGGCAGCGGCGGTGGGGGTATATTACGACAGTTGTTAGAAGACGAAGGTATTATTAGCGACAGAATTAAAACATTAAAACAACAATTGTCTGATATTGTAGAAAAAGATGGTTATTATCAAAGTCAAGTTGAAGAAGCTGAGAATCTTACAGATCAACTTCAAGACTTAAAAAATCAACACGAGTGGATTCAAGAAGCTTTAAACGATCCTGAAAAAGCTAAAGCGTTAAATGATGATCAAAAGAAAATCTTAGATAAAGAGTTTATGCCTAAGTATCAACAGCTTCAGCAAATTATGGGGATTAAGATTCCTCAACATGTTAAGAAACTTCTTGCTGATAAAAAAGGTAGATCAATTGCAAGAAAAAATCGAGAAGAATGGCGAAGAATTCAAACTGCATTAGATGGGATTGAGGCACAGTTAAGAGCTAAAAAGACTCAAATTGAAAATGAATCTAGAAACTTAGAGCAACTGTCTACACCAGAACTTTGGCATTTAGCTACTCCTGACTTTTTGATTGAAAGTAGAATTCTTAATATTAGAAAGACTAGAGTTAGACATGAGTTTACTAATATTAGAAACCAAGTTAAAGAAATGTTTACCGATGATAAAAGTTTTGTTTCGGTAGCCGAGTTAGTAGCAAGTCTTCCTTATTTTACAGAAGCTCAAGTACTGGCACTGTTAAAAGAAAACGGTATTGTAGATGCTAAACTTATTGAGAGATCAAAAAATGAAACCCCTCTTTCTAGAAAAGAAGCATTGAAATTATTAAAAGAATTAGAAAAGCAAGCTATTCAAAAGTCTCAAAGAATTGATCAAGAGGCTGAAGATATGAAGTTATTAGTAAACTTATTGGGTTCATTTGAAGAAGCCGAAGCTCAGCTTAAAGAAAAAGAAAGTCGAGAGATTCTTGCTGATTTACGAGCAACAGTTGACGGAGGTAAATTAGATACTCCTGCTGTAGAGTTTAGTCCTAAGTTTGTTCGTACAGATGAAACAAGAGCTAGTTCTACATTGCCCGATAGTATTACTAAAACTAAAAATGTTTTAACTGCACTAGGTTTGACAGATGTTGATACTCTTGAAGAGTTTAATAACTATGCAGAATGGATTGCCGATACATCTAAAGTTGTATCTTTTGATGTAGAATGGGATCCTGAAACAGAACAAATTGTGTCTTTTCAAATTGCTACATTAGATCCTGATAATGTCGATAACTCAGAAGTTAGTATTGTTTATTCATCTAAAGGTAAAGGTGAATTTTTAACTACTGAAGATGTTGAAGGTCAGTTACAACTTTTAGAAGATTTACAAAACGAAGGATATAAAGTTGTTTCTTATAATGGTAATAGAGCAGACTTTAAAGTTCTATCCAATGCATCTAATAATAAAAACTTAGTAGCACGAGTTGCTTTACGAGCGATTGATTTGCAGAATCAAGCAGAAGAAGTTGCTACAGCAGTATATCCCTCCTTAAATAATACAGCTAAAGCCTTAGGAGTTAAAGGTAAAAGAGAAGCACAAGAAGGAGAGCCAGCTATTGGCGGTGCCAATGCAGCTGACATGCTTCGAGGAACTGCTGTAGATCCTGCAACAAATGAAACTGTTGATATTACAGAATCACAAAGATTATTTGAGGAATATGGCACTGAAGATGTTAGGGCAAACTTAAGAGTGTTCTTGGCTTTTCAAAAAAAGACAGGACAACAAATTACTATTGACTTGAATACTTCGGGACCGGCTACGGGAACTGTAAGGTCTGTTAAACCCACTTGGTTCCAAGGAAGCGTAAGCGATCAAATAACTCTTACAGGTGTTGGTGGTGTGCTTCAGAACTTAGCAGAGGCAGATCCATCACGAGACTTAGAGGCTACTCTAATGGATATTGAATCCTCTTCTATTCCTTTAGCAAGCGAGCAGACTCTAACCTTAGAAGCTCAAGAAGCTATGTTAACTGATTTATTAAATGGATTAGTTACCTATGAAGAAAGTGGTCGCCATAGAATTAAAGAATCTGAACTTGTTTCTATTCTTAAAAAGAACAATCCTAAATTAGCAGAACTTGGAAAAGATGTTGTAGCTGATTTTGTTGAGCGTTTAAACTTTGTAACAACTTTTGGAGAGTCAGTAGATAAAACTACTTTAGGAACTGGAGATCCCTTCTTTGATTTAAGATCATTACGAGATTTTGTGTATCATCGCAGAGCATGGATTCTTACCAAGATGGGTGAGACTCAGGGTGTTACTCTTGCTGTTGAAGAACTTAAAAAACGTAGAGATCCAAATAATCCAAACTCAGAGCACAGTGCGTTATTGCATCTGGAAAGAGTGCAACAAGATAAGAATGCTTTGCGTGCATATGGACAAATGATTTTTAATAGTGAAGATCATCCTTTAGCAGGTAAATATATTTTAGGTGTGGATTCAGAAGGCAACTACATTACAACTGAGTCTGCTCAGGAATACATTGATGCTTTTAATCAAGAATTGATTGCGTATATTACTAGCACAGATAATATGAATTCATATGAAAGAGCTAGGCTTATTGAGAATTTAACGAAAATTGTAGACGAAAGTGGCAGACCAATTCTTGAATATACAGATGAATCAGTTGGTCCTTCTGCTATGAATGTTGAAATTGCTAAAGCTTTAGCCAAGTTAATGGAACTATCGTTTGCCTCTGATAATACTATTGCTAACTTTGGTAATGGTAAAACGGGGTATACCAATGCAGATCTTTTAGCTCGCGGTTTAGTTGATATGGTAATTGGGAAGAGAGAGGGCATTAGAAGACACCTTTATTCAGAACAAGAGATGGCTGCTGATGGTTCTATTGTTAATCCTGATACTGTAGCAAATCCTTTTGCTAGTAAGTATATTGGTGGAGTTGCTGATGTCAATCACTCAGCTCCTGCCAATCAAGTAACGGTTGAAAAAGTTAAAGCAGATATTCAAACTAGAGCTAGGGTTGAAAGTGCTTTGGCTATTAGAATGACTCCTGCTCGTAGAGAAGCAATTAAAGAATGGTTGAGTAGCCAGAAAGAAATTGCACAGAGACTTACTAGAGATCATCCTATGCCTATTGGATTAGTTCCAATTACTCCAGAAGGAGATCCTACTAAAGCACCAAGAACATTAGATGATATTATGGAAGAGTTTCATACGGCATTATTTAATAATGATATTGTATATTTCCACTTTGAGCATGACTCAGAAACAATGCCTACAGATGTTCGAGCTATTGGTAGAGATGGAAACTTTGGTGAAGACTTTACCGGAGCTTTAGATCCTGAGTTAGGAAAGAAGATTGGGTTTGAAGGACAATACTTAGCACCATTACAAATGTCTGATGGTACAGTATTCCTTGCTTCGCCCTTTTCTAGATTAGGTGCAAAGGCTTTAGCATGGGAAAGAACCTATGGTTTTGAGGCTTTAGCTGATCTCCAGCTGGGCGCTTTCCTAAACTATATTGACACTATGGATAATCCAACCGTTGATCAAATGTTTATTAGCGGTAACTTTAATAACTACTATGATGGTACTTTTAATGGTCTTCACCACTTAGCGGCAATGCTCGTGGAAGTTAACCAAGAACAACCATACTCCGTAGGAATGGTTGAAGGTATTGATGGTGGCACTGTTACATTACAAGATATTCAAAATGTTAAGTTAAGAGAAGGTAATGAGCTTGGAGACTTCTTAATGAAGTCTAAACTATTACTTCAAAAAATCTTAAAAGAAAAACATAATGTTGACTTCCACTTGAAACTTGCTTCTAGAGCTTTGGGTGATCTTGTTAGTACTGCATTAGATGAAAGTTTAGATGGTGATTTAAGAAACCAAGCTATTAAAACTATTGAGTTTTTAAAACGACATAACGTATTAACACCTGATGTTACATTAGATCGTTTGCAGCAAATTACTCAAGATGATACAACTGGAGAAAACTTAAGATTGCTTCTTGAAGAACAATCAGGATTACGTTCGTTCTTTAAACCAGCTACTATGGATAGAGTTTATTCTGCTGGTACTAATACAATTATTAATGACTTAAGAGCTAGAGATAATTTTCCAACAGAACAAGATGGTAAAAATGCAGAGTTAGATGATGACTACGCAGAATCATTTGATTTCTTAGCACGGATTTTAAAAGGCACCGCACAAAAAGATCAAGCAGCTTTGCTGCAGTTTGGTTTAAATGGTATTCAAAGTAATACTACTGTTGATTTAACAACTACTGATGCTACTGGTAAAGAGACTACTGTTCCAGTAGCTATTGATGAGGTGTTGGGTATTACTAATAAACAGAAAGAAGCTATCATTAATGGTCTTCGTGAATCCGCCAAGAAGGGTCAACGTCGTTTAACTAGAACAGAGGGAGCTACTGAAGGCACACTTCAAGAGGTTTCAATTGTTGATGATAGTGTTAGAGACAGAGGTATTATTAGATTATCTGACGCTCAGTCCTTTAACTCTACAGGCGTACAAGCTCAAATTTTAAGAGTTAAAGCTATTCAAGCAGCAGCTGGTTTATATGATCCAAATAAACAACCAGAAAAATTTAATGCTTATGTTAAAAAACTTTTAACTAAAGTAGCAGAAGCTAATAGTATTATGACTAAGCCCTTGCTTGAATCTGTTCGAGATCAATTAGAAGCTGATGCATATTTAAAGGGCAACAATAAAGTTGAAGCTATGTTAAAGCTTGCTGGTTTAATTATGAAGAATGATCCAGCTTTACAAGTTAATTCACAAAATGCTATTAATACTATTGCTAAAGAATATGGCGTAAAGATTACTGATGGAGATATTAAACGATTAGGACATATTCTAAAGAACGTTAATGATAATAAAGATGAGTTGGTAACTGAAGAAGTAAAGGCAGAAGTTCGTAAAGTTTCTACTGGCTTTGATGAAAATCAAGTAGCATTGGTTAAAGCTTTAGGAGCTTTGTCCGCTACTGGTAGAGCTATTAACATGGAAGCCTTTAACGAGTTTTCAGATTCTGTTGGACAGTTTGTTACCGAAGATGATTTGCTTGGATTAGAAAACTTTGTTGTTTATCATATGTTTGGTATTGATAGTGCTTCTCACCGCTTCTACCCTACTCATCATAAACTTAGTATGCTTTCTTCAGAACTTGCCAAGCAACGAGGTATTGAAGATGGCTCACAGATTAGAGGTATTTGGGACTTTGCTATTGATACTGTCTTCTCTGATGATAATCTTTTAGATGCATTTCAGAATGGAGATCCTGCAGCAACTCAAATGATTCGAGATAGAATTGAAGAGTTAATGTTAAGAACTGTATTGTTAGAAACAGCTCACTTAAATTTGATTGATTCTGAAACTGGAGAGAGTGCAGATATCTTATCAGAACTAGCATTGGCCGATGCTCCTGACAATGCTAGATTAGAATCTTTAATTCCCTTAATGGACCCTACTCACCCCGATCATGATGTTGCTGTTCTTAATGCATGGCATGATAGAAGTCAGGAAGCTAATCGTGCTGATGTAGCTATTCAAAGAGATGTTGCTATTACTGATGCAGGCATGCTTGGCTCTGAGTTAGAGCAGACTGATACAAGAGATGCAGACTCTACAAGCAAAGTCTTTAAACCTATGACTACGGGTAGATTCCAATCTAGAGTACCTAGGGCATCGACACAACAAGAACAGTCAGAACAAAAAACTAAACTTACGCACAACATGGGACCGGGAGCTTTTCTTCCCATGGCTGCTGAAACTCCGTTTGAATATTTAGGTAATCCTGTATTTAGAGAATGGAGTCTTAGACAAAACTTAGAAAGAGCTGCACCTGTAGCAAAAAGAGTTGATGATTTGTTTAATACAGATAGTATGACCGAAGAAGAAATTTCTTTAGTAGATGAATCTTCATTTACTGCTCGTAGAGAATATAGCACTGATAGTGCAGACTTGCGTGGTCTTTTAGTTAGTTCTGGTAGAGAAGACGCTGCATATGTTGGTGGGTTTACTACAGACGTTGATCACGAGGCTACTGTTCTTGAGGGTAAGTTAAGAACCTTTGCTAAAGAATGGGCAATTGAAGACATGGTTGAAGACGGATTGTGGGAAGATGTTCTTTACTTATACAGACTTAAACCAAAGCTTGTAGCTTTAGATCGCCAATTAAACAGACAATTACTTAGAGATTTAGAAACAAAGTCTCCAGAAGATCAAGCTAGAATTATTGATGAATTAAAATTTAAGCGTAAAAGAATTATTGCAGAAGCAAACAAGTGGGCAAAAGAAGCAAATGGTAAGAAGTCATCTTTCTATGAAGCTGCTCCAGAAGGTAACTTACCAGCTTTGACTGCTGATGTATTGTTCCAAGAGGATGGTACTCCTAGATCTTTTGTAGATATTTTTGCAAGACTGGGTAATAAATTTAATAACTTATATTCATTTAAAATGAGTTTAAGTTTTGCTCCCGGCGAGTATATGCTTCTTAATCCTGAAGATAGCCATTCTAGTTCTGCAGGTATTATTGTAGAAGGCGGAGCTCCATTGCCCAAGTATATTCATGGTGCAGATGCAACTATGGTTATGGAAAGTGTTTTAAGCAATCTTAGTAGACGGGGTGCTCTTAAAAAACATATTGATAAAATTCACGCTCATTACGAATCAAAATATGGCAAAACCCCTCGTAGTGTAGTTATGAGGCAGTTAGATAATAACTTCCATAAAATGATTTTGGAAAATTTTGATCCGGCTTTGATTAAAGAAATTTTTGAAGATATTAGAAACGATCCTGAATATAAAGACTTAGTAGAAACTCCTATGTTTGTTGTGGAAAGTTTAGAAGGGTTTGATGAAATCTTAGTTGATGGTAAGATTACTCCGGTTAGACAATCTGGCACAAACACTCCTGCTCATGAAGTTGGTTTAAGCAAGGGACAGGGAGCTCGTGGTACACGGGTAGAAAGCTCTATGAGAGGTACGACTGCTCGAGTAGGCATTACTCTAGATGGTGCCATTAAGATGCTTAATCAGATTTCTAACGGAAAGTTAATGCAAGACATTAGATCTCAGACTCGTGCAAACATTGTAGAGACAGAGGGACAAAGAGCTGTTGCTGTTGCTGATCAACTTGATAGACAAGATCCTATGACAGGTCTTAGTTTAGAACAATCACAAATCAAAGCTCAGTTAGATCATGATATGATCAAGATTATTAAACAACGTAACTCTCAAAATCCAGATAGCGTAACTGTGCCTTCTGCAGATCATGGATTTAGAAGATCATGGAAAAATAGATCTAAGTTTGCTACTGCTTTGGACTTTGGTAAAGCTGAAAATAGAAAAGGTGTTAATGCCTCTGTCGAGGAAAGAACAGAGCGTGGTCATATTTTATTTACTCGTCGTTTTGAATCGTCATCTCAGCTAGCTCAAAACAGTAATCTTATTCCTGCTGAAACTATTGCCGGTACAGATTCATCATTGTTTAGATCTGATCTTGGATCTGAAATTATTCTTATGCCAGAAATGGTTAAAACATTAGCAAATATGAATAAGTTAACAAAGGCTCAAAAATTAATTGTCGGCTATATGCTTGCTAGCGATACAGATAATCCAGTAGCTGGCATGTTATTGGATGTAGATAAAGCTCCTGCTGTTGATGTACAAGAATTTTTAGCAACGCATAACAAAGATAATATCTTAACTAAAACATTTACTGCTTTAAAAACAGTAGAGAATTTAACTAGGGGTAGTACTGACTATTCTAATAAATATTATTTTGAAGCAAGAGCTTTTGTTTTGGGCGCGTTAACTACTGGTGCTGAAGCTCATAACGATAACTTAAGTATGTATGAAAGATTTGTTACGCATCTTCGAGATACAGGTGCTATGTTAGACTTTGATGCAATGACACCAGCTCAAAAGAAAGAGCACGGTATCTTAATGCACAAAGCATTGTATCAAGCCGCACAAGAATTAGATTCTGTAGCGGACACTCATGTTCCTAGTGTCGATCCTATTACAGGCGATCATAGTGCAATTGTTCCCGGCGGTGTAATTACGCCTAAAGAAGCACGAACTGGATTAAGTCGTTTTGATAAAA